TGTGAAGAAATGCCTATGGTTAAAAATGCACTAAGAATTTCAGGAACTCCATGTCCTGTATTACACAATGGAAAAAGTTATATTGGTGAAGAGGCTATAAAGATATTAAACATGAAAGATAAAAATAAAACAAAGGTCGATAGCAAACCATCAATGACTTGGAATAAAAATGATTAAGTTCTGTGCAGAATTACCCAGTAAATTTTGTAGAAATGCACGAGAGATCAAATCTGTGACATTGATTTTGGTGATAATGATGGTTTTTACCTTAAATTCATGTTCAAGACATTCTGTAACTTTGGGTGATATGATTATTCATGGGAGCAACGAGCAAAAAATTTATGCTCCAGTAAGAGAATGAAATATTTAATAGCATTATTATTTCCTTTAACTTTGTTTGCTGAAGTAGTTACTACTACCAATCTTATTAGCCAAGATTTTACAGATGGCTCATGGGATAACCCAGTTAATAGTTGGCACGCTCCTAATGATTTAGCTGGTTGGAATGGTTTAACACATTCAACTTCTGTAGTTTATGAAAATGATGCTTTAAAAAGTGGTTTTGACATGACTGCAGGTGCAGAGATATTTCACTGGTATAGTAATCAAACAGTACATATTACACAATCTGTAACTTTAGATGATGGTTCAGTTATATCACAAACTAAAAGCTATCTTGATTCTAGGGGTACAGTACATGATGTAGCTAACACTATAGTCATAGGTAGTAATACTAGCGCTAATTATGAATTAGGAATGAGTATATTGTTTGAAGACACTAGAGGGCAAATAGGACACTATTCTGCTGATGTTCGTGACCCATATATAACTTTAACTTACGATAATACGCCACCAGTACAGTTGTCAGATACACAAGTACAAGAAATAAATGAGATATCTTCTTTATTTGAAGATACAAAAAAAGAAATAGAATTAATAAATATTACATCAATAGAAGAAGTTGTTTTTGAACCAGTAATAGAAACTGAATTATATGTTACAGAAGAAATAAGCATTATGCCTGTTGACACTGTAGAAGATATTAACAAAGGTATTATTGATGTTTTTGAAATAGAAGAGGTTAATTATGACAATAACACGCAAGAGCAAACATTCTCAACAGATTTCCAAGAGCAAGAAATTGTCTTTGAAACAAGAGAAATCCAAGAAATTACAACAACAGAAACAAATACAGAAGAAATTAACGAGGACATCTATGAAACAAACTTTGAAACAGGAACTACAGAACAACCCATTCGAGAAAGCGATACAGTCGCACTCAGAGAAACAGAAGTTCAGGAAGAGCCAAAAGAAGATGAGCCTAGAGTTGAAACAAATAACAGAGAAGAACAATCAACTAGTGAGCCAGTTGAAGAAAGAGTTGATGATAGCGAATCAGAGAGAAGAACAGAGGAAACTGATACAGTCGCAGAAAGTAACGCACAAGAGCAAAATGAAGATAATACAGTTGTGGAAGAAACTGAAAGACCATCTGATACTAATGATGAGAGAGTTGCAGATAATAGAGATACAGATCAAGCAGAAAGTCAGGAGCTGGTTTCAGTAGAAGATATGATAAAAGAAGTAAATGCTACCATTACAAGAGTTGATTTAAGATTAATTGCAACTCAGCAAATACTGGCTAAAGCAATGGTCAGTGACTTAAACATTGACAGTTATTATAAGTCAGATAATAATGTCTTTAATAAACGAACATTTGATGGTGGTGAATTTTATGAAACGAGAAAATATATTGATGAGAGAAATTTGGTGGCTCAAAATGAGGGTGTATATTTTGACCCTCTCAATGAGCATCAAAAAAAACTACAAGAAATTAATGATAAAATTAGGATTTTAGAGAGAGATTAGTATGGGTGATTTAGGCGTAAAAGAATGGCTTGGCATTATAGGTTTATTGCTAACTTTAGGTGGTCTTGCAGTTCAGCAAGGCACGATTCTTGAAAAAGTAGCTAAACTAGAATCAAGAAGTATGCCTGATTTAAAACCCTTAAACGATAAGCTCAACAGTGTGGATAAAAGAGTTGAGCTTATCGAACTTAAAGTAGAAAGATTAGACTTAAAAAGCTCCAACCCTTTATTTAAGTGATTCTCTTAACTTAGGATTAGTAAGTTCATTTAGAAATTGTGATCTTGCTCCAATGGTTTCAACAACAGACATTTTCATTAAACATAGGTCTAACTTATCATCTGTTACACCAGTTTCTACCATTGCAACTATATCTTTAAAAACACTTTTCAATTCATCTGTTTTTTGTTGACTGTTTCTATATTTTAGTTTTTGTATTACTTCACTTATATTTACATCACTCATTTTTTTATCTCCAAAAAATTATTAAACTAAATATGACTGCACAAGTACAAAACCCAAACAACCATATTATAAATTCGTACATCATCTCCAAGATTCTCCATGAACCCAAGCGACAATACATTTTCTTACGCCTGATTTAATTGGGTTGACTTTATGAGTATAGAAACTGGTAAAACCAACCATATTAGGCTCATCTGCGCCAATTCCTGCTCTTGCTATAAACTCATCTCCACCATGCTGAAAGACCAGTTCTCCACCAGTAAAATCATCATTAAGCAACCAGCTAATGCTAATTTTTCTAGTTGAGGCAATTCCATCACTAATGTCAGAGTGCCAGTTATAGTAGTCACCTTTTTTATATTCGAGATACTGTATATCACCTATATTGGATATTTTGTAGTTAAAAACAGAGTTAAAATTTAACGTATGTTTTTTTATAATATTCCCAACAAAACTATCAACAGGTAATCTCCAACAGTCAACTGATCTTATTCCACTTTGATTAGAATTCACTCTAGCCTCTGTTTTATCACCTATTTCTTTTAGAATTGCTGAATCGCATACTTCTACTATATGTTTCTGAATAATGCCATATTGAGGGTCTAAGCTCATATCAGGTTTATGTTCTTCAAAAAATTTATCTTTCATAGGGTGTATAGTCATATCGTTTCTCTTAAAAAAGCGTGGGTAGGAAAAATCATGAAACCTACCCACTAAAGCACCTAAGGGGGGGTGCGAGGAAAAAATCTAAAAAGGTATTTCTTCAGGTGTTTTATTACCCAATACCTCGTCTACTTTTTCTTTGAACTCCTGCACTTTTGGTGGAAGTTCAGTATTCTTTTTCTCAGGTACGCCATTCATTTGATCTTTAGTATGAAAAGAAAGATTCATGTTACCTGTACTCCAATCAGTATCTTCACTATTATAAGCATATACTTTCAGTTCTTTCCCATCAATAGTTATATTACCCTCAAGAGCATATGTTTTTTCCACAGGTTTACCAGTGTTAAAATCTTTAGGTACAAACATAGTACCTACTTCAGCATAGATTGGATAATAATTACTGGTTACTTGCTCACCCTGAGTCGTTGTTTTAGTGCTAGTAAACTGAGCCACAACAAGTTTTTGACCATATTTAAGTCGTTGCACTTGCTGTTTCAGATCAGTTCTCTCCTGCTCAGAAAGATTATGTTTCCTTAATTGAGATTCCAGCTCGTTTAAGGTCTTATTTTCTCCCTCTTCTTCAGGTTCTATAGGCTCAAAGTTAATCTTGCCTACCCTCATAAGAAGTTGATCTTCTTTAGGGTCTTGTAGTCTGCCATTTTCATATGTTATTTTTTTCATTATTCAAAACTCCTTGATGTTGATTTATTAGTTATTTTGTTTTCTCTACCCTGTAATAGACTTTTTTGGTTTTCTTCTACTGCGCCAGTGCCATCATCATCTTCATTCTTCTCAGTTGGTAATGACAACAATGAAGAGAAAAGACTTCTTTTAGCATAAGTATATGCAGACTGTTTAGACCATATAGACTTATTCTCAGCGTATAAGGTTATCTCAGACGACACAGATTCCATAGTCTTAACATAAGTTATGGTAAGTCTAAACCTACATCTATCTCTATGCTCAGGGTCACTAGAGTTTGGTACTTCAGTACATTCACTTAATAGATCATGTTTAAGAAGTATGGGTTCACAAGTCTTAACAATTATATCTATTGGAATATATTTATTCTTGAAATGACCCTGTTTATCTTCACCAAACCCAGTTTCATGGATTTCTTTTCTAGCATTTAAAAGTGCATGGAGATGACAATTTGCCTGATCTCCTTTCTTGATTAACTCCTTAATTGGAGTATCTTGTTTTATTTGATTGCTCATTATTGTAATCTCCTCGTTAATTTATATATAAATAACTCTTTGTTGATATCATCTATGGGAGCATTCTTAAATAGATCACTCCTAATAAACTCAACCATCAAATAGTCTGCCTTGTTTTGAACACCCAAGTCCTGTTGCATCATGTATCTAGCATCAATGTCTATTGGATTTTTTTGGTGTCTTTCTAAGAATATTCTAAGTATTTTATTGTTGAGAAAATCATCAATCCAATACTCATCATCTCCTAAAAAATTTTTGTAGTATGTTATAAAGTCTTTCATATCAATACTCGTTTATTATGTCAGACACAAACTGTCTAACTTGTCACCCATTATGAACCCATAAAAACTAATTGCAACCATTAATTGACAATATGGGTTATATAAATTATGATTTCTCCAAGCATTGTTTCTAAAGGAATATGCAATAACTAACAATAAACAAAGGATTAATATGCACTTACGAGATTATCTTAATGTAAACAATAAGACATTAGCATCATTCAGTGATGATTGTGGTATACCCAAAACAACTATGTCTAAATATAAATATGGAACTCGAATACCCTCAAAGGACAACATGGTTAAAATTTATCATGTAACTCAGGGTACTGTAGAACCAAACGATTTCTACTTAAAATGAGTTTCACAGCGCTGAAATGGGCTAGTGAGCAGAACACTGGAAACTCTACCAGCAAACTACTGCTGATGATGTTATGTAATTATGCTGATGAGGAGAACACTTGTTTTCCAAGTCAAGATCATTTATCTACTTTATGTCATTGCAACAGGAGAACGATAAATACATACATTAAACAACTGGAGAAGAAGAAGTTTATAAAGATAAACAAGATCAGCAATGGTTTGAAAGTAAACAACATTTACACTATCAATATCTCCAATGAGAAAATATTGCACAATGGAATATCCAATGAGCAAAAAACAACACCCAATGAGCAAAAAACGACAGACCAATGTGCAAATATTGCTCAGTATACTAATATAACTAAACCTCAAAAAACAAGAGAGTTTAAGATTAGAGGTAAAAAAAATAGAAACTTTTTAGCAGGATAAAATATTATGAGCAAATCACCAGTGCCAAGCGCACCCAAACCTAAGAAAGATGCCAGTGGTAAATTAATTAAATCAACCAAGAATGTTTCTCATGGAACATACAGATGCAAAAGGAAACCAAACTCAAAGAGGTGCAAACAAAAATGACAGATAAAAAAAACGAGCTAAAAATAGATGGGATTTACACAGCAAGAGATTTATACACAGATGTTATGGATTTATACGCTGGTAAGACATTCAAACAATATAGTGTAGGTTTTAAAGACCTAGAACCTTATTTAAAGATATTAAAACCAAGTTTCAACATATTCACTGGAACACCAAACTCAGGCAAGAGTTCACTAACACTGGATATCATGATGAGATTAGCTAAAAGCGATAACATGAAGTTTTTGTTATTCTCTCCTGAGAGTGAGCTAGGTGTAAACCTACAGAGGGTTATAGAGAAATATCTGCACAAACCCTTTGCATCAGTATTCCCAAATAGAGCCACAGAAGATGAGGTTGTAGAGGCGCTCAAGTTTATACAAGAACATTTCTACTTTGTAGACAGAAAAGGTGGACTCCCTGATGTTGACTGGATTTTAGAAAGAGCCAAGTTTTGCGTAGATAACTACAACATAGATGGATTGCTGATTGACCCATACAACGAGCTGAGTCCTATGAGAACCCTAAGAGAAGATGAACATATCAGTATGCTAATCAGTAAGATCAAAAGATTTAACCGAGAAACCAACACCATAACATTCCTCGTGGCGCACCCAACCAAACAGATCAGAAATGCAGAGGG